TTAAGTTATAACTGCAGTTAAGCACAAGTTTAAACAGAAGGTAAAGGAGTAAGTTATGAATGAAATGAATGAAAAGCCTACAGTATGCTACTTAGGAGTACCGCAGTTTTCTGATTGGGGTGAGCACAAGGTAGCACATCTGCAGTACGTCATCGGTCATCCAGCTTTAGGTAATTGCAGCAATGTAAGAACATCAAGTGTACAGGAAGTACTAAATGATGGTACAATCATTACTCGCAATACAATCTACAAAGCAATTTCACAGGAGAAGCTCAATGCGCTTAAAAGCTAAGGATGTTAAAAATATCCGTCTAACATGGCAAGAAGTCAAAAGTGATGGTACAATCTCATCTCGTACTTACGCTTGTGATGATAAAAGTGCAAGCTGGCATCTGATGCAAATGCGTAAGAGTCCTAGCCTTCGTAATATTAAGATGGAGAAACTATGAGTGATATCGCAGAAGAACGTATGCAGAACTACATTGACGAACTAGAGCAAGAGAACCGTCTGTTACGTGCTCGTAATGATAGGTTAGAAGCACTGGTGGGTAATCAACCTTCTCAAGAGCAGATTATTGCTGGTGCTAAAGCTTTGGGTAAACGATCAGCAGAAATCTGTGAAATTGATGAAGGTGATCAATGGAAGGTATACAGTGAAGAACTCATTGAAGATGCTCGTGTAGTATTGACTGCAGCTTTTAACTTGAAAGGGTGAACATGATCTATTATGTAACAATCAAAGTCGAAGAAACACTTGTCATTGATGATGTGTGCAATGAAGCTGAAGCTATTAAACGAGCAATACAATGCTTTGATCCAACAGCAGGTGACCCTGAAGTTGTAGAAGTATGGGATGATAGCGATGATTGATAAAACTCAAGTTATCATCCGTAATGCAATAATGACACCAGATGGTACTTACTTGCGTAGCTATCATCGTCATGACTATGTACAGCATCTGGATAGATTTACAGGTGAAGTTTACATTGTAGATGGTGGTAGCAATTACTTGCGCCGTAGTTTAAATACAACACCTGCAGAAGACCTTACTGTATACCTAAGTGATCCATTTGATGTAGTGCGTGAAGCTTTCGTATGGAAGAGCTACGGTAAGAACTTTGAACATTTACCTGATGGAATTTATATTAAGTTGTGCGATATGACAACTGAACATATTCGTGCTATACTTGAGACTCAGACGCAGATCAAAGGAAGTTTCGTTGAGATGCTATTCAAGAAAGAATTGGTGCTTAGAACAGGCACTCTAACTTTAGGAGAAAACGATGAGTGATGTTGAGGCTTTTTGGGCAAAGGTAGCAGCTAAGTTTGGTGACAATCGTACTTGGCATCAGTTGAACTTAATGGAGCAACAGATGGTTATCCAAGGTATTAACATGATTTTGCAGGTGGTAGCAAAATGATTCCAGAAGGTTTTAAACCACAGTTAGCTATTGAGCAAACAAAAGTCAAGACACAACCTAGCAATATGTATATGTCTGAAAAGCTCGATGGTATTCGCTGCATTATCTTTGGTGGTGTAGCTTACAGTCGTAGCCTCAAGCGCATTCCTAATCTGAGCATTCAAGCTTATGTACAACATCATGCAGAAGCTATGGAAGGTATGGATGGTGAACTTATCGTTGGTGATAAGAATGCACCTGATGTATTTAACCAAAGTACTTCTGGAGTTATGCGTATTGAGGGAGAACCTGATTTTACCTTTTGGGTGTTTGATCGCTGGCATCCTACAGCTACTTGGCTTGATCGTTATGCACGTTTGGTAAACCATAGTAGACTACCTGCTCGTGTTAAACTGCTAGAGCATTTTCCAGTAGAAGAGATGTTTAACATTGATGAATTCGAACGTGATATGCTGGCGCAGGGTGCTGAAGGTGTTATGCTGCGAGATACAGATGCTAAATACAAATGCGGTCGATCTGGTACAAAGAATCCAGAGCTACAAAAAGTAAAACGATTTGTTGACAATGAGTTTGAAATCATTGGTTGGGAGCCTAAGTACACCAACACCAATGAAGCAAAGACCAATGAATTAGGGCGCACAGCACGTTCTACAGCTAAGGATGGTATGGTAGCCCTAGACACAATGGGATCATTGATTCTATGCACCTCTAAAGGCGATACATTCAGTTGTGGTAGTGGCATGACAGACGCTATCCGAGAAGACTTGTGGGAGCGCAGGGAAACTTTAATGGGTCAACTTGCAAAGGTTAAGTATTTTGACGTTGGAAACGGGTATAATGTACCTAGATTTCCGGTACTGGTTGGTATCCGGCATAAGGACGATTTGTGATGTTTTGACGGAAACAGAAAAGGAGAAATTATGAGTGAACGTAAATTAGCAACGATTCGTAAGATCGCAGCTATTGAACCCATCGAAGGTGCAGATGCTATTGAAGTGGCTGTAGTCGATGGTTGGAAAGTTGTGGTTAAGAAGGGTGAATTCGCTTTAGATTCACTTGCTGTGTATTTTGAAATTGACAGTTGGATTCCGACAGAATTAGCACCGTTTCTATCCAAAGGTAAAGAACCAAGGGAATACGAAGGTGTAAAAGGAGAAAGACTACGCACTGTAAAACTACGTGGTCAACTTTCACAAGGTTTATTGCTACCAATTCCAGAAGATACAATCAAAGGTGCTGGTCATCTTATCGCTGAAGGTCTTGACGTAACTGATCATTTCGGTATCCTAAAATGGGAACGCCCAATGAATGCTCAACTCGCTGGTATGGCACGAGGTAATTTCCCTGCGCTAGTACCAAAGACTGATCAAGAGCGTATTCAAAACTTGACTCGATCTTTTGCAGAGTACCAACTTGATACTTGGTCCATCACTGAAAAACTAGATGGTTCATCTTGCACTTTCTATCTAGATGACGAAGGTTCATTTCACGTATGCTCACGCAACCTTGATCTGAAAGAAGACGAAGCAAATTCATTCTGGAAAGTAGCACGTAAGTTTCAAATCGAAGATATCATGCGTAGGAACTTCATGAAAGGTATGGCTATTCAAGGTGAGATGATTGGTGAGGGTATTCAAGGCAATCAGTACAAAGTTCAGCTTGACTTCTACGTCTACGACATGTACAATACAGCTACAGGGCAATACATTTTGCCAGTGCAGCTTAAAGCAGCGTGTGAACGTTTAGGATTAAAGCACGTACCTATTCTTGCAGAAGACACTGATATTAAAGAACAAAGTATTCAGTCTATCTTGGATTTTGCAGAAGGTAAGTCTTTGCTAAACGGCAGCAATCGTGAAGGTGTTGTATTCAAGAGCAACACTGTGCATGATCGCAGTTTTAAGTCAATCTCAAATTCTTGGTTACTGAAAAATGAATAAGGAGTAAAATGGCAGCATTCATCAAGCATACAAATTGCGATAAGTGCGGTAGCTCAGATGGTAAGGCAGTATACGAAGGTGGCTCTTCGCACTGCTTTGTCTGTGAACATACAGTACCGTCTAGTGAATTCAAGGAGTTAAATCCCAAGAAGACAACCAAAGTAAGATCAACAGCAAAGGAAGAAAAGAGTATGGAAGTTAAACCAAGTGGTAAACCTGCAATGACACCAGATGAAAATGCAGAGATTAAATCCGTAACTGGTGTAGCTGGTAAGGGTTTCCGTGGATTAAAAGATGAAACTACAAAACCCTTTGGTGTACGGTATGCGTATGATGATGATGGTGAAGTTGAAGAGCAGTACTACCCAACTACACAAGATGGTCAAATCGTAGGATACAAAATCCGTGAAGTACCAAAGAACTTTTACTCCAAAGGCAGAACTGGTGCTGACTGCGAATTGTTTATGCAGTTTAAGTTTAACCGTGGTGGTAAATACATTCTAATCACTGAAGGTGAACTTGATGCTCTATCTGCGTATCAGATGTTTGCTGAGTACACTAAAGCTCGTAGCGGCGATTATGAGATGGCTGTAGTATCACCAACTACTGGTGCTAACTCACATAAACAAATTGCTGCTCAGTATCGCTTCTTTGATAGCTTTGATAATATTATCGTTTGCTATGATAATGATAAAGCTGGTAAGGAAGCAACTGAAGATATAGTCAAGGCTTTGCCAAAGGGTAAAGTTAAAGTCATGCACATGCGATATAAAGACCCTAACACCTATCTTGAAGAAGGTAAACAGGATGAGTTTATTCGTAACTTCTATGAAGCTAAACGCTATACTCCAGTTGGTGTATTAGGTAGTGGTGATTTGTATGATAAAATCCTAGAGCAAGCTACAGTACCAAAAGTACCGTTTCCACCATTCATGAATACATTGAATGAAATGCTTGTAGGTGGCTTACCACTAGGACACATCATTAACGTTGCTGCAGGTACAGGTCTTGGTAAAACATCCTTTGTTAACGAAATGATTTATCACTGGATTTTCAACTCACCGCACAAAATCGGTATTGTTTCAATGGAATTAGATTCAGGTCAATACGGTGAGACACTACTAGGTAGACACCTCAGTCGTAAGATTTCGTTGATTCAAGATGATACCGCTAAGAAAGATTTACTGGAGTCTGATCGTGTGCGTGAAAAGGCAAATGAGCTATTCTATAACTCTGATGGTCAACATCGTTTCTATCTACTCGATAACCGTGATGGTACAATCGAAGAGATTCAAGATACAGTAGAAGAGCTTGTGGTATCATGCGGTTGCAGAATCATTGTGCTGGACCCCTTACAGGATATCCTTGATGGTCTATCCAATGAAGACCAAGCATTGTTCATGAAGTGGTCCAAGGGTATCATCAAGAGTCATAACGTAACGCTGATCTTTATCAATCACGTTCGTAAGTCAGCTTCTGGTGTACAGAATTCTTCACAAGGTGGTGCATTCACTGAAGAGGAAATTCAAGGTAGTTCTACTATCATTAAGTCAGCTTCAGCTAACATTTTGTTAAGTCGAAATAAGTACGCAGAAGACCCAACTGAACGCAATACAACCAAAGTTGTACTAAGTAAGAATCGTATCTGTGGATTAACTGGCCCTGCTGGTAACGTCTACTATGACAACGACACTCATACTTTGCATAACTTAGATGATTGGTTGAACAACAACAATTAAAGCTTGACGTAGACCTAGAGTTGTGATAGACTCTAGGTTTTCTTTATTGGAGAACTATAAATGGATTTGACAAGAGACTGGATTTATGACATTGAAACGTACAAGTCAGCTTTTACGTTCGCTGTTGTTCGTGCAGACGGTAAACACGCACGAGTATTTGAGGTTTCCAGCCGTACTAATGAGCTAGAGCGCATCTATGCTTGCGTTGACCATATTGAAGCCTCTACTGGTCGTTTGGTGGGTTTCAACAACGTAGGATTCGACTATCCTATCTTGCATGAAGTTCTTTTGAATCGCAGTCGTTGGTTGGCTAAATCAGGTAAGCAAGTTGCTGCTGATGTACACAAGCTTGCACAAAAGCAGATTGACTCCTTCAAGGATAATGGTTTCGGTAATAGCATTAAGACTGAAGAGCAAATTGTTCCTCAAGTTGACCTCTATCGTATCCATCACTTCAATAACAAAGCACGAGCCACTGGTCTAAAGATGCTGGAATTCAACATGCGTATGGATAACATCGAAGACTTACCTTATGCTGTGGATGCAGAACTAACCGCAGAAGAAATTGACAAACTTAAAAGCTATAACATGCATGATGTGCGCTGTACTCTTGCGTTTTACTTGAAGTCCATTGCTCAGATTGAATTCAGGGATAACTTGAGTATCAAACTTGGTCGTGACTTTACCAATGCTGACGATACAAAAATTGGTGCTGAGTTCTTTCAGATGAAGCTTGAGGAATCAGGTGTAAAGCTGCATAAGTTCAAAGACGGTAAGAAAGTCATGATGCAAACCAAGAGAGACAAGATCGCTATTAAAGACTGTCTGTTTGGTTATTACAAGTTTGATCGTCCAGAGTTTCAAGCAGTTTATGATTGGTTTTCTAAGCAGATCATCACTGAGACTAAAGGCGTGTTCTCAGATATTGAAGAGCACAATCTTGGTGAAGTTGCTAAGTACGCAAACCTTACTCTAAAGCGCAAGAAGTTCAAAGGTGCTCCAACTGAACGAGAAGTTGATGATTTCAAGAATGAACATCCAATGGGTTGGATCGAAGTAGAAGAGCTTAAGGCTACTGAATATCTGTTTGATGCCAATGGTGAACATGTGCTTGAATACATACTGGATGCTGATGGTTGTCCAGACCTTGCAAAGAAGCGCAAGAAGGTCCGTGTAGCGAAGAAATCCTATTGGGGTTGCTACCGTATTGCTGAGACTCTAAATGTCCTTGTAGATGGCTATAGGATTGATTTTGGAGTAGGTGGTGTACATGCATCTCTATCTGAGAAGGTTGCTAGTGCAGGTAAGCTGTACATGCTAAGGGACGCTGACGTAAGTTCAATGTATCCTAACATTGCTATTTCAAATAAGATTTATCCTGAGCATCTTGGTGCAGAGTTCTGTGCAATTTATCAAGACATGTATGAGCAGCGTAAATCCTATGCAAAGAATACACCTGAGAATGCAATGCTTAAACTTGCACTCAACGGTACATACGGTAAGAGCAATGATAAATACTCTGTGTTCTATGATCCAAAGTTTACAATGTCGATTACCATCAACGGTCAATTGTCTTTGCTAATGCTTGCTGATCGTTTACTGCAGATTCCAAAGCTAAAGTTAGTCCAACTAAATACAGACGGTTTGACTGTAGCTATGACACGAGATACTGAAGAGCAGTACAATGCAATCTGTTTGCAATGGCAAAAGGATGTAAAGCTTGACTTGGAATTCGTAGATTATCAGAACATGTATATTCGTGATGTGAATAACTACATTGCTTTGTACACAAATGGTAAGGTAAAGCGCAAAGGTGCTTATCAGTACGAAGATTTAGGTTGGCATCAAAACCAAGGTGGTCTAGTGATTCCAATGGCTGCTGAAGCTGCTATGTTGCATGGTAAGGATGTACGAGAGTTCATTCAGGAAAGACTTGATCAAGGTCATATCTTTGATTTCATGCTGCGTACAAAAGTCCCTCGCAGTTCTAAACTTGTGCTAGAATTTGAAGATGGTCGTGTAGAGCAACAGCAGAACATCTGTAGATACTACCCTTGTAAAACTGGTGGTAAACTAATGAAGTTGATGCCAGCACTACCAGATAGCGAAGACAAGAGCGATAGAAGAATGGGTATTGACACATCTTGGAATGTAAAGACCTGCAATAACATCGCTGATTTCGGTTATGATGTAGACTTGGATTACTATGTAAGTGAAGCTGAGAAGCTAGTTATCAGAAAGGACAAAGCATGAGTTACGGTGGATTACCTTGGTGGATATACGAAGCAATCTATGAGCATGATATAGCACAGATGCAATGCTGCTTTGAAGATGAATGGTTTGCTGGTACATCTAAAGTGCTACCTGAGCATGTAATTGCAATTTCAAGAGCTACTTTTAAAACACACGATATTGGAGGGTGGAATTATGACAACTGAATCTGAGATACTTCGCAAACGCTGTGATGCTCTGCTAACTGCACTACTTGGTAAAAACCTTGTTGACAACTGGTGGAAATCACCCAACAAAGCTTTTTGCGATGATACTCCTGAAGTTATCTTTGCTGTAGCACCAAGAACAGTGTACAATTATTTGATGAAATATTACGATGCAGGTGGATCATGAAGTACAAATACGAGTATAATAAAGAGTACCAGACGTTACAGCAGTTTGATGCAAACGGTGTGCTACGATCTAGCATGAGTATGCCAAAGAGTGATCTGAACTTGATTGCTCAGTTGAACATCAAAGAAAATATTTTGCGAAGTGTTGACTTGGAGTTGAAAACTGATGTATAATTGAGATATCAAACGGCTATAGTATAATGGACAATGCAACAGGCTTCTACCCTGTGAATGGTGGTTCGATTCCATCTAGTCGTACCAAATTTAGTCCCGATCCTCTGCAGAGTTTCAAATCCCTAGAAACAATGCACGATGCGAGGTAGGTGAAAGCCCTATCACTAAAATGCAAGTACTGATGGCGTGGTACTGCAGGATTTCCAAGGCCAAAGGGTTGTCGCCCGGATGTAACAAGACACTATAATACCTATTTAGGGATAGGTGGTTATAGTTCAGTATATTTCAGGTTGGGTAGACGAACGTGGTTTACTATTTGGGGTATCGAATCGTTCTGTGGTGGAATGAGGGGCATACCTAAGATACGGAATATACTGAAAAATCAGTATATTTCAGGTTGGGTAAGCGTC